ATCGTAAATCGAATCGATGCATGAAATAATCAAATCGAGAATTTTCGTTTCATCTGTATAATCAAATTCTCCAAACATGTTTAGCTTTGGATATTTCATCACCATACCCAATTGATCATTAATGGTGATTCTATTCGAATGATTTTCATCAACCTTAGGTTGAATCTTTAGAATATCCAAATCAAACTTAATGATGTTACTGCATTTATGTTTGTCTTCACCTTCTTCAATTTCATTGGCACACTTATAGTTCAGTGTTGAGACTTCTCCAATGGATCTTGCTCTCAAGTTAAGAAAAAGATATTCAATATCAAATAATGGAATGTCTTCAACATCTATTTCAGATAGTATGCAATTTGTAATAATCTGTTTTACAGTATTAAGAATCGCATTCTTTTCATTCGATTCTTGAGTCATCATTAACAGCTTCTGTTCTTTTACAAGGAATGGTCTGAATCGTACAGGTTCCTTTTGCGAAATCAACTTCAATTCATATATGGGCACATCAACTTTAGGTAACATTTTTCCTCCAAAATAATTACGACGTTAAAATAGAATTTCGAAAATCACCGAGAAAACGATCAAATACAGTACCAAGCCCAGATGCAACTGCTTGCCCAATATTGTAGCTTCCCTTGTAAATTGTTTCATATCTCTGATACGCAAAAGATACAGTGAGTTTATGAAATCCATCGTCACTCCAAGATACTTGCATTGGAGCTATCGATGTGGGAAATGCATCTATTATTTTTACCGCATAAATTTGCTTAACGAACTCGTCAAATTGTACGATTGTAATATCAGTCAAATATTTGGTTTGATCTCCTTTTGGAAATCTCATGTTGTTTGTATCGCCAGGCATAATCGCTTCAATCCAACGATCAAATAACTTCCTTTCATAAAAATCATTTGTGCAAATGAACGTCAAATTCAAATCGTTGTATTGCTTTTGATATGGAAGTTTATATGTTGGTCCATAAATTTTAACATCTTGCGTCATCAATGATATTCCAGGAAGTTCTGCACTTTCGCATTGTAACCCTAGATATCGAGTTATCTGAGCATCAGAATATGATTTATCACTAGACTGCTGATTGCTAAAAAGTCCATTGATAAAGTTTTCAGTTAAATCTTGAATCGTTCCTGATATATCAAGAATCTGCTGTAAAGCAGACATTGAGATGAAATTTCCAATATAAGCAGGTATTGGAAGAATAACTTGAAATCGATTTGTTTTTGCAGGACCATCGTGTTTCTGCAAATTTGAAAGAAAAAGTTGAGGAGAAAATGTCATTGATATTGTTCCCTCGATTTATTAAATACTTTTGTTTTGGGCAATTTCTTAAATGCTTCAAATGGCAGCATAGCTGCAAGATACCATTCATCTGCACTTATCAAAACGAATCTTGATGCAATATGCGAAGTCAAATATCGTTTTATACAAGGTCTCATAAAACGCGATTTTGCAATTGATGTGATGATGTTATAGTTTACCTTCATTCGTGTAGTATCATCCATCTTCGTATTTGAAGCTGTTTTATGCAATACGTCTAAGATTTGCATTCTTATTTTAGGAGCGACGTAGTGAAGATTCAGCCCCAAAAATCCATCATTGTATCTTTCCAACGGAATCACCAAAGGAAATGTATCGTAATATGGAAGTTTTTCTTTTGTTTTTGGATCATAAAAGAAAAAATACATTTTTCCAATATATGCAATTTTACGCAATCTATCATGATCCGTTAACAAAGTTCTTTGCTTAATATTGAGTTCTTTTATCTTTTTTCTGAGCCAAGTTCCCGCTTCTCTTGAAGAGAGATCTGTTCCTTTTTTGACAAGCTCTGATTGTATTTTTTGTATGATGCTCATTATTCTATTTATGAGACTTTTTAATACCAAGCTCATATTCAGTCAGAATGATAAATTTCCAACCATTTTTTTGACAGAAAATGTCGGCTGCTCTCCACTTTGCTTGATTTACTGTATATGTGATAGATTCTCTTAAAAATCTTGCAGTCTTTCTTTTTTGAGTTGGTTTTTGAGTTTGAACGGAAGGTTTAACTTCTATCAAATAAGTCTCAATCAAATCATCTTTCTTTTTGACTTGAATTAGAAAATCTGGAAAATATCGATGCTGTTTATTATCCACAGGCGAATGATATGGAATGAACAATTCTTCTGATGACCAATTCAGAACATTTTTGTTCATGTCAAAATATTTCATCGCTTTCAATTCCCAAGACGATCTATAAATAATGTTGGTAGGATCTCCAACATATTTTTGGGGATTAGTCGGCTTAAATTTTCCTTTATAACTCATATAAATACTATATATTCATCTATTTTGGATCTCAAAAATGTCAATTTTCACGCTCAATGAAGTTCAATTTCTCACTGAAAATCATCGTGATGTGGTAGCAGATAATAGTGTTATAAACAAATATGGTAATGCAGGAACGGGTTCGTCGTATAGATATCCAATAGATTTGGGAACCTTGCCATATAATCACTATATTAATTTTCAAGTCTATGTTCGCGAAAAAATCAATAGCGAATTTGGTGTAAAAACTGATGATGGAGATCCTGTCGCTTACATGATACGAAATGCATTGATTTCATCTAGAGGACAATCATTAACAGAAGGATTAAAAAGTATTGGTGAAGGACTTGATGCAATAAAATCTTCGGTGGGAGGGGCGATATCAGATAAAATATCTTCCAATGCAATACTAGATGAAAGTTTAAATTCTATAAATTCTTTTTTTGGCGCCGGTGTATCAGCGCGAAGTTCTGGAACATCAGAAAATGCAGAAATAACATCGTTATCTTCATATTTTAAACCAGAAGTAACAAATAGAAATTATTTTATTGAACAAGCGGCTAAAGCAATAAAACAAGAAGCTCAAAGCGCATTCAATACTCTAAAAAGAGCAAAAGAATCAATCTCTCTTTATATGCCAGATCAATTGAATTTCGATTATTCTCACCAATATGAAGATGCGGGGCTCAGTTCAAACAAGTTTATAAAAACTGCACAAATCGCTTCAGCAGGGTTTGGGGCTGGTTCTTTTGGAAAAGCAGCTAAAAACCTCACTCCATTTTTATATGAAGCTCTTGATAATAAAGTGGGAGCAGGTGGGGTTATATTAGGCGGAGCTTTTGGTTATGCAGTAAATCCTCAATATGAGGTGTTATATAGTTCAACGGCATTAAGGCAATTTCAGTTCGATTTTCTATTCACGCCAAGAAGTGAAAAGGAAGCTGAACAAGTATATAACATAATTGAATCATTCAAGTTTCATTCATCTCCAGAAATTTTATCCGGCACATCTGGAAGATTTTTACTTGCTCCTTCAGCTTTTGATATTGGATTTTATTACAATGGAACAAGAAATCCAAATATACCATTAATATCAACATGTGTTTGTGAAAATGTTTCTGTCGATTATGCGCCTCAAGGATTCTCTGCATACGAAACAACTGATAATAAACCCGGAGTTGGAAAAACTGGAACTCCCGTCGCGACAAGATTGTCTTTGAGATTTAAAGAAATTACATTGGTCACAAAAGAATTGATAAGAGGTCAAACTCTTAGTGAAGCAGGCATTTCAAATGACAGAAAGTCTAGTTCAAGAGGTTCTTTCTAATGGCAAACTTCTTCAATTACTTTCCAAAAACTGCATATATTTCCAACGAAAAATCTTCGCTGACATTAGTCACTAATATTTTGACTCGCGTCAAATTTCTCGATGCCATCAAGAATAATGTTTCTGCGTATTATCTTTATAGCGTAAAAGATGGAGAAACACCAGAAAATTTAGCATTCAGATTTTACGGCTCAATGGAAAGACATTGGATAATTCTTCTTTTGAATGATATTCGAGATCCGCAATTTGATTGGTGCATGAATTATGAAACATTTAACAAATATATCAGTGAAAAATATGGGTTGACTTATGCTCAATCTACAGTTAAAAAATATTTGATTGATGAGACAAGATCTATCTCCTCTTTACGTTCTAGTGTAACAGAAACCCGAGAAACTGATTATGATACATGGAATTCTTTTGCTACATCTTCAACTATATTAACACTCACCAATTCATTAAACTATACGATGACAAAAACAACTTCAAAAAGAACGCAGACGATATATGATTATGAATTAGAGTTAAACGAAGCGAAACGCTCAATAAAAGTTCTGAAAAAAGAGTATGTCGATTTGGTAGAAAAAGAACTTAAGAATATTGGAAACATAACTCCAGTTTCGGCTGTCTAAAATGGCATCAGTAAATTTTGAACTAAATGCGATATCGATAAATGAGTTGTCGATAATTGTTCCCACCGATAAAGGGAATGAAAAATTGCCCATTCGAGGAATAATGGAGCAAATTGATATCTATGAAAACATTGTTTCTCCAGTAATCATGGGGTCTATAGTCGTTATCGATACGATTGGAATATCAAAAGCATTAAGCACAGGTTCATGCTACCTTTACATGAATCTTTCCAAAGACGATAAGAATAAAAATCTCCTGAAATATGAAAAGACGTTTAGAATATACAAGCAGGAAAAACGTCAGTCTAAAGCAGCCAGATCTGAGGCATATATATTTTACTTTTGCTCCGACGAATTAATATCATCCGAACAAACAAGAGTGAGCAAATCATATGACGATACATATTCGAGTGTTGCTGAAAATATTTTGAAGAAATACCTTAAGGTAAATAATGATAAAATCTCAGTTTCAAAATCAAAAGGAATCAAACATATAGTCGTGCCTTCACTAAAGCCACTTGATGCATTAGTATGGTGCGCTCATCGAGCAGTCAATGATAAAAACATTCCAGATTTTCTGTTTTTTGAAAATAAGTTTGGATTCAATTTTGCTAGTCTGAGTTCTCTTTTCAAAACAACGCCTGTTGATTTGCATTTCTCGGTCAAAAATATTGCAGAAGGCAGCAATGATCCTCAAAATTTATTTGGCGTTAAAACTAGCGAAGTAGTTTCTCAATTCAATCTACTTGAGTCCGTCAAAAAAGGAACTTATGCAAGCTCAATTTATGGATTTGATTTGATCACACGCTCATTCTTCAAAAAGAATGTGAACAATTCATATTATGATAAAACGGAAATGCTAAACAAGAATAAATCAGTTCCAGTTTCTCAAAATGGAATTGACACTTCTAAAGCTAATGATTCTAAAAGAACTCTATTGGTCACAGATTCTCTATATAATCAAAGCAACTATGCAAAAGAGAATGCTCCAAATTCAAATCTACATAGCCCAGAATATTCATTAGCACATAAGACAGCAGTGCTTTCGTTTCTTTCAAACAAAAAAATGAAAGTTCTTTTACCAGGAAACTTCAATTTGACAGTTGGAATGATCGCAAATCTCAAGTATCCCAAAAAAGGAAACTTAGAAAAGGGTAAAGAATTAGACTATTCATTTTCGGGTAAGCATATGATTTTTGCAGTTAGACATTTAATTACACCACAAGTACATGAAACGATTTTAGAAGTGACTGCAAATTCTGATGCGGGTGAGAGTGACGTATGACGGAAAGTTTTCAATTTTTATGGTGGATTGGAGTCGTTGAAGATCGAAAAGATCCTTTGAAACTTGGTCGATGCCGAGTAAGAATATTTGGGCATCACTCTGAAAAGAAGACTGAAGTTCCTACGAATAAACTTCCTTGGGCACATCCTGTTTTACCGCTCAATAATTCAAACCCATATGCACCAAAAGAAGGTGAAACTGTCGTTGGATTTTATATGGATGGAGAAGATCGTCAATTTCCAGTGATGATGGGAATTACTCCTGGCATACCTATTAAAAGAGAAAACGACACTTTTGGGTTTACAGATCCGAGATCATCGAGCGAACTAGCATCAGCCCCATCAAAGCCTGATATTTTTGGTGAATCTAAAGAAAGATATCCAAGAACGCTTGATGAGCCTACTACGCCTAGAGCAGCAAGAAATGAAAATACCAACAAATCTCAGTATCAAGATAAATTGAATAAGTTGATAGAATCTAAATCAGACTACGATTTAGTTGAAGTTCCTAAAACTGTGTATCCATATAACAATGTGTATGAATCTGAATCTGGGCATTTGATGGAATTTGATGATACTCCAGGAGCAGAAAGAGTTCATCTGTATCATCGTTCAGGAACGTATCAAGAATTTTTCTCTAATGGAGATGCCGCACAAAAAGTTGAAAATGATAAGAGAGAAGTTGTCCGAAATAACTATAAACTCTATGTTGGAAAAGATGGTGATATTCTTGTTGTGGGAGATGCGAAAATTCGAGTTGGAGGAAATTGTCAATTAAGTGTTGGAAAGAAATTGACAATTTCTGCACAATCTATCGATATAAGCTCAGAAAGCACAATTGGAGTCCAAGCTCCTGGTGGAATAATTGTCACTGAAGGCAATATGACGATAGCTGGCGCATTTGTTTCTGAAGTTGGAGTTATAGGCACCATTAGTTCTCCAAGCGGAGAAAGTTTAGAGGCAATGTCAGGAATGATTACATCAATTGGATAAAACGATAGGGAGATTATCATGTCGATATTACAAGGTATAGGTGACGTAAATACTGATCACTTAGATAAGCTGATAGGTCAGATTTCGCACTTAGAAAATGCATCTTGCGCTCAAATTAATTTGGTCGTCAATACTGCATTAGGCTCAGTCAAAGGATTGATATCTGGAATGATTAAAGAAATTGCATCATTAACTCCTCTAACAAGTCTAATGAATTTACCTTTTCCTGATCCAGTATCGATAGTCAAATGGTTAGCAGATTTAGTCACAGGTTTAATTGGTACTCAATTACAAGCATTAATTAAATATGCTAAAAAATTGATTACTCTTTCAATAAAATTGGGAGAATTAGCGGCCGCTATTGAAGGAATATTGCCGGCTATTGCTGCATGTGCTGTAAATTCATTGGATCCAAGTACCATATTAAACGATTTAAGAGCTGAAGTTGATAGTTCAATCGCAGCATCTTTTGAAGGAATAAATAAATTGACAACAAGTCTGTCAACAGTTTCTACTGTATTTACCACTTCATTTGATACCTCTAGCCCAGAGGCTTTTCTGGCTACAGTTGACGAAAAATATGAAACCATTTCCACACAATTGAAATCATATTCTGGCTAAAATAGCGCATAAATACTTCAATGGCAACAGAAACGACATATAGTAACGTCACCAGGTCATATAAAGATCTGGATTTAAACTTTGCTATTCATCCCATAAAAAAGGATATCAATAAAGTCATTGGCGAAAATGCTGTAATAGCTTCTTTAAGAAATTTACTTCTAACGGCACAATTCGAAAGACCTTTTCAGCCTTATCTTGGTGGAAATATTAAGGCTCTATTATTCGAACCATTAGATGTTATTACAGCAAAAAATTTAGAAGTTCAAATAAAAACTACGGTTGATAATTTTGAGCCAAGAGTAATAGTTCAAAGTGTGCTTGTAAAGCCCGATTTCGACAATAATGGGTTTATTGTTAATTTGACGTTTAGATTAGTTAACCAGCTCAATCCAATACAAATAACCTTCTTCCTTGAAAGAGTTCGATAAATGGCAGCAAGACTACAAATAACAGATTTAGATTTTGATACAATCAAAAGCAATTTGATTCAATTCTTGAATCAGCAAAGCGAATTCTCGGATTACAATTTTCAAGGATCTGCGCTGAGTGTTTTGATTGATCTTCTCGCATATAACACACATTACAATGCGTATTATCTAAACATGATTGCTAACGAATCTTTTCTAGATACTGCATTGCTTCGAGATTCCGTAGTCTCTCATGCAAAATTAATGAGCTATCTTCCCGCTTCAAGAAATGCTCCTATCGCTACAGTCAACATCACTGTCGATTCTGGAAGCACAACGATAGATACTTTAATTATTCCTCGCGGAACGGTTTTTAGTTCCGAAATTATCGATGATTATCCATATAATTTCGTTACTATTGAAAATCACACCGTAACAAAATCAAATACGAAATATTTGTTTGAGAATATCGATCTTTATGAAGGAATACTGAATTCATATACATTCACGCAAGATAATAATTCAAATCCAAAGCAGATCTTTACACTACCGGACACTAACATTGATACAAGAACATTGAAAGTTTCTGTCAATGAAAATCCAGGCTCAAATTCGAATTATACGACATATCAGTCATCAACTAACATATTGGATCTAAACTCATCATCTGAAGCATATTTCTTACAAGAAGGAAGAGACCAGAAGTTTGAAATTTACTTTGGCGACGATTACATCTCTAAAAAGATAGCAGATGGTTCTAAAGTCATAGCATCATATGTTATAACAAATGGAACAGCAGCAAATAAAGCCAATACTTTTATTCCAACTGGACCAATTGGCGGATATTCTGATATAACAATCACTTCCATTACAGCAGCCGCTGGTGGTAATGAAAGAGAATCTGTCGATTCGATTAAATTCTCTGCAACCAAAAAGTATTCAACACAAAATAGATTAGTGACAGCTAAGGATTATGCTGCATATATCAAGTCAAATTATCCCGGAGTTCAATCGATTTCTGTTTGGGGTGGAGAAGAACAAACTCCAATCGTCTACAATAAAACCTTCATCGCACTTAAATTAAAAGATGGGTATTATCTATCTGAAACCGAAAAGAAAAGAATAATTGATGAAATCGTTACACCAAAAGCTGTTATAGCAACAGCAGCAGAAATTGTTGATCCTAATTACCTCTACATTTTGGTTGAAGGAACTATTAATTATGACTCTGAAAAGACAAACCTTTCCTCAAAAGATTTAAAGACAAAAGCGATAAATGCAATAAGAAATTACAATACGACATATCTAGAAACATTTGATTCAAGATATGTTCAATCCAGATTGCAGGATGATATCGACAATGCTGATTCATCTTTTGTGGGTAGTGTGATTAGAACAAAAGTTCAGAGAAGACCTGATGTTAAATTAAACGAATATTCACAATATACCATCGATTACGGAATCGAATTAAACCGAGGAAGTCTAAATGATAGATTGGTTTCCAGCTATTTTGACATTTTTGATTTTCAAGGCATTAGAAGAACTGCTAGAATTGAGGAAATTTCATATTCGTTTACGGGCATTGATTCGATAGAAATCATCAATTCAGGATTCAATTTCAAAACGATACCAACCATCACTATAAGTGGTGATGGATATGGAGCTGAAGCTGTAGCTACAATTAGTAACGGCAAATTGACTGCAATCACGCTCACAAATAGGGGCATCAATTATACCAGAGCTTTTGTCACAATTACAGGTGATGGAGTTTCTGCTTCTGCTATTGCAAATCTACAGGGAAATATTGGAAAGCTCAGAGTTGTTTATTACAATGAACTATCAGAAGCAAAAGAAATCCTATCTGATGCAGGAACGATATACTATAACACAGGCATAGTTCAAACGAATGCAATAAAAATTCTATCAATTGGTCCAGAAGATGGAATCTTTAGAGTCACTGCTTATGCAAAAGATTCCGTCATAAAATCTGATAGAGATACGATAGTTTCTATTGATAAGGACAGTGCGGATTCGATATTGATTAGTGTGGAGCCAGTATGAGTTTGATTGATAATAAAGTTTCGCTTTTAGTACAGGGGCAATTACCAGAGTTTATTCGAGAAGATTATCAGACTTTTGTTCGATTCATAGAAGCGTATTATGAATTTTTGGAAAATAAACAGACTGGTAAAAACAATGATCTTTATACAAGAGCGAAGGAGCTTGTTGACATAAAAGATGTTGATGTTTCATTGGATGAATTTGAAGATCAATTTTTTGACACTTTTCTTGAATTATTTCCAAAAGATACTCTCGCATCAAAGAGTCTTTTAATCAAAAATGCAGTTCCATTTTATCTCTCAAAAGGAAATGAGAAGTCCTTTAGATACTTTTTTCGTGCGCTGTTCAATGAAGAAATTGACATAGAAATTCCAAGAAATGATGTTCTGATCGCATCTGGTGGTAATTGGAAAATTATTAGAGTATTGAGAGCGCAGAATTCTAACATAAAAAGTCTATATGAAATAAAATCTAGTGACGATTTAAATTCTAAAAAGTTTTATCTTCCGTTTGAAGTTGGCGTTGATGATATACAATTGTCACTCACAGATCCCTCAGACAACTTTATAATAGATCTAACATTTGCTGGAGAAAGCAATATCGATTATTGGAATTATTCTGCTGGTAGGACTTTTTATATTGATTCACCGGTTGGTCCTACTGATGACAATGGAAATAATCCATATGTCAATATATTTCCGGGAATCTATTATGGTTTTATTTACTCAGGCGATGTAATGGGAATTAATTTGGACGTTACCGGGCAATATCTATATTTTTCTATTACGAATAGGTTCGCTCCGGTACCTGGGTATCTTAATAAAATACAATGCATTAGAAAATATAAACTTAATACTCCATTATACCTTTTTGATGGATACACTAATGTACAAGATTATGATTTATCATTTTTATATGTTGCAGATATATACGGAAATTCAATTAGAAGACCTTACGCCGTTTTTATTTCTCCAGATCAAAAAAATGCATATTTTTTACAAGTGCAAGACGATACTGGAAAAACTAAAATTCTACAATATAGTTTTGGAGTAGCTGGAGATTTAACTACCTTAACAAATACAGCAAAAACTCTCGACGTTTCAATTTCGATCACTACATCATTTCAAACAGCATTAACTTTTAGTGATGATGGAACTAAAATATATCTGGCAGATCATACTGGCGAACAGTACATAAAACAATATAACCTATCGACAGCTTGGGATTTATCAACATATACAACATCAAAAACATCGGCAAATTCGATTGAGCAAATTATTTTTACGGGTGGAGGAGATATATCTGCTCCCACACAAAAATACATAATATCAATTAAATTGAGACCTGATGGTAAAAAATTATATTGTCTGACTTCAAACAATGGAAAATTTATTGAATTTGGATTGGAAACTCCTTGGGATATATCCAATTTAACTTATATATCGGGACAAAATTTTAATGGATTGGGTTCTGGCTCATATGGAGGAGATAAATGTTTTACGATTTCTTCAGATGGTAGCACTATTTTTGCATATACTCAAAAGGGTTCGGATGTTGTTACCGGCGCCATATCTGGTTCGCCAGAAACAAGAACTTGTGTAATTTATCAATGGCGAGTCAACAACACCACTCTAGCAACTCCAGGAAATGTTCTTTTACAGAAAGAGTATAAAAAATTATCAATAGACCAAAATTCTATCTATAATTATAGACTTCCATATGATTCAGTATATCTAAATGTTACCTACAACAATTTTGATTCCTCGATTCTATATAATCGAAAAATAACAGGCGACACATCTGGAGCTTCAGGTCTAATCGAATCGATATCAAATTATTCTAATTTTGAAACTGATATTTTTGAATTCGAAATTAATCCAAAAACTATCGAAGGCGAGTTCATAAAAGGCGAAAACTTTACGACCGATGTTTTGGACGAAAACGAAGATGCTATCACTATAAAATTAAATTCAGCATCAAAACTGACCAAAATCAATTTGACTGATGGTGGATATTCTTATAATGTCGGTGATGCAGTTTCAATATATGCTGGAGATCCGATAACTCCAGCAACAGCAATTATCTCCGAAATATATTCAGGAGTATACAATAAAATAGCAGTATCATATGGTGGGGCAGGATTTACAGCTTTAGCACCAATTGTTACATCGAATGTTTATCCATATTCAATGAATGCGATTGTTGCTGTAGTTGATACTTCTGGAAGTGTTAGCGCGAACACGATAAAAATCAACAATAATCTAATACTTGACGTTTCAAATGTATCAATAAACACAGCGAATTATAAAGCAAATAGCATTTTCCTTTCTTCATCTTTATCATTAGTGAATGCAAATTCGCGAATGATTGATGCGTTTAGCTACACGACAGTTACATCTGTTGGTCCCGTGAGTGAAGTTTATGTGTTCGATTCTAATATTCCTCAAGCTAATGCATTAACATTAAATGCAACGGGAGCAAAAGTCTCAGTATCAAATACGAGCGGGATATTTACTACAAATGCAGCAATTAAGACAATTGGTTGTATTGGTAGAGTAGATATACTTGCAGAAGGATCTGGTTATTCAGTTGGTGATAAATTGGTGTTTACTCCAATTGAAGGAAGAACTTTGGGATATGGAGCAGCAGGAGCTGTTACAGCAGTTGATGGATCTGGAGCAATAACAAAAGTAGAATTGCAACCATTTACATATTCTTCTAATGCAAATTATAGCGTAAGTGTTGTTGTAAATGCGACAGATTCTTCAAATGTTGCAGGCAATAATACTAATTTTCAAGTTGATTTTAAGCCTGGTTATCAAATTATGGTTTTCAACCAAGCAAGAATTATCAACGGAATTACATCAAATACATCAATGAATGTCACTTCGCCGTTCACTACCACTAAATCCGCAACTGACATTGGATTATATGATCTATATCCTATAGGTGGGCAGGGATATACAGCAGATGCATTGCCATTAGTTACAGTATCATCATCTACTGGAACTGGAGCAAAATTAGTCGCTAATTGTATAATGGGTTCTGGAGATTCATTGATTGCATCAGGAACTAATAAGCAAGGTGAAATAAAGACGATAACAATAGTCAGCCCTGGGCTTGGTTATAAAGCAGCGCCAATCATCGATTTAACTACTAAAGGATCTGGAACGGCAAAAGCCACATCGGAAATACAAGAATCATATTACCTTTACGATGGAAAATATGTAGGAACTCAGGGTCAACTTTCTGGCGATAAAAAAATTCAAGATAGTGCATTTTATAACACTGGATCATATGTTTTAAAAACGAAGCAACAATTTTCAAGATTCAAATCTTCATTATTAAAACTCTTGCATCCATCAGGTTCTGTCGCATATGCTCAATACACTCCAGAAGAAAAATCGATATATCCTGGCGGAGTAACTTTGGTTTCATCTACAACGCAGAAAACGGTTTCTACTCCAGTTCTTGATTTGGATTTTACTTTAGAAACTTTGAATACTTCTTTCACTACATCTGGTTCATATAACATCTATACATCCAATGCTTCCTCAAATACATCAATTGTTTCATTTATTCGTTCATCAAATGCGACATATGTTGGAAGTGATGGTTACATAAAAACCGCTGGAATCAATCAGCCAAGATTTAATTATAATGCAGTCACGAAACAAAATAAGGGGCTTTTACTTGAAACAGGTATTACAAATCTCGCTGCAAATTCAGGAAATTTAGCAACGAATTCTTGGGATTCTCGCGGAATTATACTTAAATCAGTTGTTCCAAATGCAGCATTAGGTCCTGATGGAACTCAATCGATGACTTATGTAAAAGTACCTAGCACAGCAAGAAGTTTATATGCGAATTCTTTCGCGTCGGCGACAAATATAATTTTTGTTCAAAATCAAGGAATATCTCCAATCATCCTCTCAGTAGAACCAACATTTTCTTATTATTGGAATGTTTCTGGGCAAGGGATAGCTACTGGCACATATGTCGTTTCTGCAAATAATTCAAATAATTTCTTATTGTTATCGACGAATACTACCGCTGCGGGAGGTAATGGAACAAATGATACTTCAAATACGGCAAATACATTAACATTTACTTTCTCTTCAGTACAAGCAATTTATGGAAATCATCCTTCTGGAATAACATTATCCAACAACACGACATATACAGTATCTGCATTTTTCAAATTAACAAATCCTATAGAAATATCTACAATTAATTTTGGTCTTTTAGGACAGTCATATGATGGACCATTTGGATATGCATTTAGTCGATTTGATTTAGCCAATAATACTGTAACTAATGCGGGATTTGGTGGAAGTAATACATCAGGAACAATTACAGATTATGGAAATCAAATATATCGATTAGCAGTTAGAGCTACTACAAATACAACATCTGGAGCAGCTGCAACTACGACAAATTATCCTGGTATTCAATTGTTAAATGGTACTAATAATTTTTATAGTCCAGAAGCAGCTGGTCTAGTAGGAAAAGGTTTATATGTATGGGGTATGCAAGTAGAACAGCGCGATGCTCCGTCAAGTTATATACCGACAACAACTGCTGCGGCGACTAGATCCGATGATAGATTTACAATCGGTGGATCTAATTTTACGAATTGGTTTAATCAAACTGAGGGAACTTTCAATTTATCAATGAGAATTAATCATGCGATAAGAATTGTTAGTACAGGATTTCCATTCATTGTCAATAAATTGTCTACGTCATACGCCGATAGTTATCAACTTAGAGCAATTGGAGCTAATGTGGGTGGTGATCCTGCAGTTTATGGTGCGTTCGATTTGTTAGTTCTCAAGGACGGCACGTTGCGTATGGACACTAACGGATTTCAAGGTTGGGGTCCTTCTTCAGCGGGCATAAATAATTCACCAATTCCAATTACATTCTCTTTTGGTTATAAAGCCAACAATTTTGGAAGTACAGTAAATGGTCAAACAATTGAAATTTCTAATGTTCCATCAAGCAATATTCCTAATGGGCTTGACAATTTAATATTAGGTTTTCCTGGTAATCAGTTATCTATGGATGTAAACCGATTAACTTACTATCCATATAGATTATCAAACAATGCGATTCAATATATCACCGGAAATACATCAATTTCATTATAAATAACATTTATGGCAACAGACTACATCTCTAAAAAATTATCTTTGCATGTTGCAGAGCAATTCAACGAAAGTTTTTCGGAACCAGAACCAACATCAATTGGTTATGTTTTCATTGGAAATCATGTTCCTTACTCTGACGAAAATACAGTTCCTACAATAGCTGAAACAAATTATACCGAAAGACAAGTGTGGGATAATATCTTTGCTGCTAAGAGAATTTCTAGCACTGATATGAATCTTGTGATACCAAAAAAACTTTGGGCAATTTCATCAGTTTATTCACAATATGACGATCAAGTTCTTTATACAGGATCTGATAATTTTTACGTTGTTACGAGTCAAAATAAAGTATACAAGTGTCTCTATAACAATAATGGCGGACCAACTTCTACAGATGCCAGTCAAGAACCTTCAGTTGATTACTCACTCAATAATGGCATACAAAAAACGTCTGATGGATATATTTGGAAATATATGTATGCATTCGATTCCACAAATAAATTTGTGGGAGATTCTTATGTTCCTGTTCCCACATCAGTTTCATCGTCCGGATATTACATGAGTTCTAGTGCTGCTATTGATGGTGCGATTTACGCAATTAAAGTTACAAATGCAGGTTCAGGATATTCAACAAACACAAAAACTTCCGTTTCGTTTTCTAATAATGTGAACAAAATTCAATTAGCGTCCATTTCTGGCGTAGCGAATAATATGTATGTTTCGGGAACGGGCATTGTTGATGGAACATATGTCACATTTGCAGACGCTATCACATCAAATGTGACAATTTCAAAAAACACATCGACAACAGTTACTGGCGGAACTTTAAGTTTTAGCGCCAGAGCAGTTATTACTGGCGATGGCATGGATGCAACAGCGGATGTAATTTTATCTGCGTCTAATACAATTAGCGCAATTCAAATGACAAACTATGGTTCTGGATATTCATATGCAAATATATCAGTGTATGGTTCCGGTTCGGGATTTTCAGGCAGAGTAATTGTACCTCCAAAATTTGGGCACGGAAAATATCCCGCAAAAGAATTATCAGCAAATTCAGTTATGATTTCGTCAAAAATTGGATTGGTAGATACAACAGAAGGCGGAACAATTTCCTCATCGACTTCAATACGACAATATGGATTTTTAAGAGATCCGTATCTTTATGGAGATACATCTCCAGTAAATTCTTTTACTGCACCTTCTTCTGTATCACATCTATATACAGTTAAGGTAGTAACAGGAAGCAATTATACTCAAGATGAGTTTGTCTATCAAGGCGCATATGCAAATCCAACTTTTTCTGGATACGTCAATCAGCAAGATACGACAACAGTGAGCCTATCCAAAAAATTTGGAACATTAACAATAGGAAATGCCTTGATAGGTAATACATCAGGAACGATTAGAACGGTTTTATCGACATATTCAAATACAACTTTTCAGCCATATACTGGTGATATTTTGTATGTTGAGAACATTTCAAAACTTCAAAGAATCTCTGGGCAAACAGAAAACTTTAAATTTGTAATAAGTTTCTAAGGAAAAATCATGCCATTAAATAGCAATTTTAACACCAATCCATATTATGACGATTATTCTGAAGACAAGAAATTTTTAAGAATTCTCTTCAAGCCAGGATATGCTGTTCAAGCTAGAGAACTGACTCAGCTTCAAACAATTCTTCAGAATCAAATTGAACGATTTGGTAACAATATTTTTATCAATGGCGCAAAAATTTTGGGCGGCAAATCACATGCTCAAAATTGCATTTCAATTCAGTTAGATCCTACATATAATGGTTCTTCAGTTGATTATTCAAAATTTTCTGGCAAAACGATTTATAATTCTACAAGAACAAAAAGAGCAGAAGTAATTGTTGCAACACCAATAGATACGACAATTGGTGATCCAATAGTGCTTTTAGTGAAGCAAATGTTTGGTGATGCATTTGCTCTAGGTGATGTTCTTGTAACTGACGAACCAACTCCATATTATGCATCAATTCCTACATCTGGTTCTCCTATTGGAGTTGGTCAGTCATTTTCTATTGATGAAGGCGTGTTTTATTTTGGTGGGTTCTTCATTAAAAATGATGCACAATCAATTGCGATTAGTAAATATTCAACCACATCAGCTTCAGTGAAAGTTGGTTTTGAAATAAACGAATACTTCGTCACCTCCGCAGATGATTCTACATTGGTCGATCCGGCGCAGCAAGCAACGAATTATCAAGCTCCTGGCGCAGATCGTTATTCCGTAGACTTGAATTTGACAACTAGATCATTAGACTCGGAAGATCTCAGCACATTTTTTGAAATCGCTAGATTTCAATCCGGAACTTTACAGTCATCAAATAAACCTAGCGTTTACAACAAAATAGGCGATGAAATTGCAAAACGCACATTTGATGAATCTGGTAATTATATTGTTAATCCATTCAGTTTAATTGCAGAATCAAATGCCGCGAACACGTCCCTAATAGATTTAACGGTTGGAGCAGGAAAAGCATATGTTCATGGTTATGAAATTGATATGGCTTTTCCACAAAAGATAACGACAACTGTATCCAGAAATACTACTAATATTTCGTCAAGAATTAAAGGTAATTTTGGTAATTACTATTACACAACAAATCATGCAAACACATTTAATATCGATCAATTAGTGACAGTCGATTTGCATTGTGTAAGATCAGCGCAAGTAAATACAACAAATGCAACTTATATTTCCAATACTAAAATTGGAACAGCACAAGTTAAATCGATTGATTTTGTTACTGCATCAAATACACAAAATCAAACTACATACACCTATGCAGTATCAGTTTTCAATCTAAACGTAGGCAACGTGTCTTCACTTGTTCAAACTGGCGGCGATACATCCAATGTTAAATTGACAGCAAATGCTTCGAATATAAATCAAGCATATACAGGAGCATATCTAAGAATATTGAGCGGACCAGGAAATAGCGAAACATCTAAGCTAGTCATATCTTATGATGGAACTACAAAAAATGCTACAGTTTTTCCAGCATTTACTACAGCGCCTACTAGCGCAAGCACATATTCATTAGAGTTTAACTCTCAGCATGTCGCATCACTTTTATCTTTAAACGGAACTGCGATTGCAAACTCAGCAGATATTTCATCAACATATGGCATCGATCCAACTACAATAAATTCAAATGACCAGAAAGCGATTCTTTTTGAAAATAGGGCTGAAGAACTTCTATTCAATCTTCCAACAACATTTCCAAAAACAAACACGCTTTCAAATGTAACATATAACTACACTAAAGTTTATAATGGAACGGCAAATGGTACAGGCTCAATTGTTGGATTAAGTCCAGATGCTGGACATTCATCGGATACATTTGGATCAGCATCGACAGATACGGAAAAAGCAACAAATTATATTCTCGCATGTGTATCTCCAGGAAGTTCTCCATACACTGCTGGTCAAATAATTCCTGCAACTTTATATTCAGTTTCTGGGGCAGGAACTTCAGGACCAGTAATTAATATAACTAATGGGTCTTCGATGACATATTCTTTATATGCTACATTAACTGCATCAACTTCAGCTACATATCAGAAAACTAAAACATATTATGCAGCCAATACCTCATTTATTGCATCAGGATTAACTTCAGTAATAACAGGAAGAGTTTCAGCTAATGCATTGATGGGTCAAGTTCATATTCAGGCTAATACTATTGTTAGAACTCCAGATACAGAACAGTCTTTATACATAAACGATTGTGTTAATTTAGTTAAAGTTTTAGATTTTGCAAATAATGCAATCAATGACACTAACGCATTAACTGCAATTGATGTAACATCTAGATATTATCTAGATACGGGGCAAAGAGATAGTTTTTATGATCACTCATCAATTCGTTTAAGAAGCGGGCAAACTCCTCCTATAGGACCAATAGTCGTTTATGTCAATAAATTTGCACATTATCCAGGAACATCATCTGCTCCAGAAGCTCCTGGATTTTTTAGCGCAAGCTCATATGATAGCAGTCTATATGAATCTATTCCGCCTTACACAACATCATCAGGAAAATATTATGAACTTAGAGATTGTTTAGATTTTAGATTTTCTGTTACAGATCTTACCACATCTAAAGCATATAATTTGGATTCTGCAAAAGGTGCAAATTTAATTAAACGCGGAAGTGATATAACACTTACTTACGACTATTATTTACCAAGAATTGATAAATTGACTTTATCAGCAGATGGAAGATTTAATCTTCTTGAAGGAGAATCGACACCAACTCCAAAGGCGCCTAAAAATAATAATGATTCGATTGCTCTCTTTCAAATCATTTATCCTCCATATACCAATGATCCAACCAAGATAAATTTCCAAACTATTGAAAATAGAAGATACACAATGCAAGACATTGGTATTTTAGAAAAGAGAATTAAAAACCTAGAGTATTATACTTCTCTTTCTCTATTAGAGAACAATGCAGTATCTAAGACTGACGCATCATTATATGGAAGAGCAAAAAACGGCATCATAACAGATAGCTTTGTTGACTTTGGTGTTGTCGATATTAATTCGAATGACTTTACAGCAGGTATCGATACTTCTGTCGGTGAATTAAAAACATCAACCAAAATCAATTCAATTCAACTTGTTTTAGATGATGCTAATTCAACAAACTATACTAAATCAGGAAGTTTGGTTTATCTAACTTCAAATTCTGCAATTTTCGCAGAACAAACATATGCCACATCACATATTTCAATCAATCCATTTAATGTTGCTTTATATGTTGGAAATTTAAGAATGATTCCAAGCTCAGACGTTTGGGTTGACATTACAACATTACCCGATTTATTAGTCACAGATCCTGCAAATGCTCAAATGATACAAACAATTAATCAAATGAATAATTGGGCAGAAGTAACTTGGGGATCTTGGAGAACTACATCAACGGGAACAGTAGTCACTGGAACAGAAACTCGCGAATGGGAAAATGACAAATATATACATTGGGATACTTACGAAGAAAGAAGAACTACAACTCGACAAGTAAGATCGGGAACTATAGAACATTATACACCGACAACTGTAAAAAAATCTTTAGGTGACAGGATTATTGATACAAATGTTATTCCTTTCATCAGAAATAAAAATGTAGTCTTTAAAGCGTCTGCGATTGCTCCTGTTAAAGTAGTATATCCATTTTTTGACAACACCAACATTTCAAATTATGTATCTTCACATAACTATTTCAAATTCAATATCAATAATCTGAGCTATAATTTAAGGTCTTCAAGAGATTCATTAATTGGAGAAAAACTTCAAATAAAGAGTGGAGCTACAATTTTAGGAAATGCGATTGCAACACTGGCATCAAATAATGTGCTATATGTGACTAACGTATCAATCAATCAGCCCGTGAATTGGAGTTCTGGTTCTATTAATGTTTTTGGTGTTACATCAAATACTTCGTTAACATTATCAACATCAAATGGATATAGCTATGTAACTGGTAAAATAAATGCATCTGTAGCACCAACATCTACAACATTCAAACTATCAGATGATGCAAATAACGCAACACTCAATATTGTTACCGGCACCACCCCTCTTAGAATAGTATATGGCACAGGTAATAATCAAAGCACGATTATTACTGGATATAGCGCAATAACAAGAACAGTTACTGTTAGTCCAGCGCTTTCTGTCGTTCCTGATGGAACATCAATTGTTCAAATTGGAAATTTAAGCGCAGATTTTTATGGAAGACTTGCAGGAACATATTATATACCCAATGGAAAATTCAGAACTGGAGAAAGACTTTTCAGATTAACTGATGATATTAATGGAAATTTTGAATCTTCTACATCGAGAGCAGATTGTTCATATTTCGCTCAAGGAACATTAGAGACTCATCAAGAAACCATTTTATCAACTACTATACCTCAAAAAAATATTAAAAATGTTACAGATAATAGAACTCTAGTAACATATTCTGAAAGATTTTTATATGAAAGAGTCGAAGAAAAAGATCCTATAGCACAAACATTTTTTGTAAATAAAGTTCAACATCCAGATGGCGTTTTCATTTCTAAAATGAGATTTTGCTTTAGTTTAGCAGATGGCGCATTACCCGTAACATTACAAATTCGCCCAACAGTCAATGGATATCCTTCAGCCACTCAGATATATCCATTTTCTACAGTTTCGTTAACTCCAGATCAAGTAAATACTACAGATTTACCAGATTTAGATGATGCAACGAAATATACTGAGTTCGTGTTTGAGTCTCCAGTACATTTAATGCCAGGAGAGCATTCATTCGTGTTGCTTTCAAATTCTAACAAATATGAAGTTTGGATTGCGACTAAAGACCAAAATGATGTGGTTAAAAAAACAGTCAATGGCACTCCTCAAAAAGTTTCAAGTCAGCCTTCTATTGGTTCATTCTTCAAATCACAAAATGGTTCTACATGGACAGCAGACCAAGAATCTGATATGATGTTTAGAATCTATTACAATCAATTTGATACGACTGTTACTGGTTCTATTGTTTGTCAACTAGACTCCGATATGATGCCAACTACTGGCGCAAATGTTGATTTGATGATTCTTCAAACTCAAGATATTGCGTTTGCACGCACAAGTTTGAATTATTCATTCGATTCTGAAACTGCTTCAGGAACAACTGGATATGTTCCTATTACTCCTAATGAAGATTTCTTCATGACTGATAATTATGGAAGAAGATTCATTAAGACTGCTACAGGACCTTCTACAATGAAGGTAAAAGCAACAATTTCCACCAACAACCCTGATGTAACTCCAATCATTGATTTAGAAAGACATTCAATTCTTGCCATAGAGCAAGTGATGAATACACTTTCGCTTTCGAATGCAGTTATGGTAGTTTCTAATACAGGATATTATGGAAATACTAATGTGTCGGTATCGATTTCTGGAGGTGGCGGAAATGGAGCAACAGCAATCGCGAATGTTTATTACAATAGCGCATTAGCAGCTAATGTCGTTGATAAAATCATTATCACAAACGGAGGCACTGGATATAAAACTTCACCGACAGTGACACTCAGTGGAGGTTCTCCAGTTACATATTCAGCAATTGCTTCAGTGAATGGTGAAGATACTATCAGAGGTGGAAACTCTCTAGCTCGATATGTAACTAAAAGAATTACATTGGCTGATGGATTTAATTCTGGAGATTTAAGAGTTTATATTGCTGCACATAAACCGGCCGGTTCATCAATCGACGTTTACTATAAAATTCTAGCTGGTGGAGATAGAGAACTTTGGCAAGATAAGAAATGGCAATTGATGACTCAGATTGATAATGCAAATTACTACTCAGAAACTTGGGACGATTATGCTGAATTGACATTTGCTCCAGGCACAAATGGTGTTCCCAGCAATGCCATCTCATATAATTCTGGATTATCTGGGCAATTCAATGATTTCAATTCATTTGCAATCAAGGTTGTTTTGTCTGGAACTAATACAGTTGATATTCCAAGAATTCGAGATTTTAGAGCAATTGCAGTGCCAGCATCATTCTCATAAATCATGAATAATTTACCTAAATATATACCTGTGAGTGGAACAAAATTTGTTCGAGATACCGAAACGGGAGCCATTCTGAATACTGATATGAACGAAATGATAAATTATCAGATTCAGAAAGATGCAAAGATTAGAGAGAGAATGGAAAAAGAATCAACTCAGCAAAAATTTTGTCAGATAGAAAATGACATTAGAGAGATAAAAGACATGATTTTTCAATTAGCTAAAATGAGAGATACCAATGGCAATTAATCAAATATCAACATCAAATACATTTGGTGAATGGGTTGCTGCAACGACAAATCTCATTACAATAAGCAATAATTTGACAGATAATGTTCTATCTAGTAATGCAAAAATCACTTTAACGCGCCCAGGATTTTCGTTAAATGTAACAAATTCGGCATTCATAAATTCACTCACAGCAAACACGATTACGATTCCAACCACAGGAAATCTGATAGTATCTGGTAATACTACTTTAACTTACGCAAACGTAAATCAGACTCTTACAGTCAATAACTTTGTTGTGTTAGGAAACTATTCATTAGGCACAGCTAGTTATACTAGCATCGACGCATCAGGTTATGTTAATGCTGCCAGTTATTTGAAATCTACAAACTATCTTTCTGTTGGCACATTTATCAATCAATCTGGCGCAAATAATACATTCGCTGGGCAGACTGCATTTACTAACGCAAGAACATCAATTACTACATTAGGAAATGTCTCTTTTGGAAAAAATGCAACAATAACAGAAAATTTAACTGTCACTAAAGATTTAAGCGTATCTGGAAACACATATCTCACTAAAAATCTAGGTGTAGGAACATCATCTCCTGCTTATAAAATGGTTGTTCAAGACACTGCTGGTGGAGCTGCTGTAGTTCAACAACTTTATAATACAGCTTCAGCATCAGGTTCTCAAGCGATTTTTCAATTAAATGTTGGTGGTACTAAGTATATTAATTTAATTAATGATTATACTGGAAACTCTTTCAATATTGTTGGTTCTAGCATTACAACAAAATATGAAGATTTTGATACTCAGTATTGGAGAAATAATGCAGGGACAGAATTGCTCAAACTTACAGCAGCAAGTTTGAATGTCAGTTCAAATTTGAATGTTACTGGTAGTGCTAATATTTCTGGTAATTTATCGGTCAGTAAAGAGACTACAATATCTGGCAATCTATCGGTAACTAAAAACGCAACTGTAACAGGAATACTAGCTGTAACAGGAAATACAAATTTATCTGGAAATTTATCGGTAACTAAAAACGCAACTGTAACAGGAATACTAGCTGTAACAGGAAATACAAATTTATCTGGAAATTTATCAGTTGTTGGTAGTATAACGTCTAATGGAAGTCAAGTAATAACGGTAAATACTTTATCTACGCAAAACAAAATTATCAATGGTGGTATGACGATTGACCAAAGGTATGAGTTTTTGTCTAGTAATGTGCCAACCAACGGCAAATATATGATAGATAGATGGGTTTATCAAGGTAACGGAGTTGGATCTTTATCACTTGCAGGACCGAATGATGTTTCATTTTCATCATTCCTGTATGGACCTCCTGCGAATAATATAACTAACGCATTAGTTCTTGAAATTAATGCTGCTGATAATAGCTTGACTGGTCAAGATTACTATGCTTTTGGACAGAAAATTGAAGGCTACAATACTTTAGAACTAATTGATCAAACTTTTACGTTAGGATTTTGGGTTTGGTCTAATGTAACAGGAACCTATTATATATCCTTTAGAAATAATGCCCTTACAGCATCTTATGTTACACCATATACTATAAATGCTATTAATACATGGGAATATAAAACAATAACTGTAAGAGGGGGATTAAATCCTTCATATGCTTGGGAAAAAGGTAACTTGATGGGCGTTTCTGTATTGTGGTTATTAGGTCTTTCTTCAACCGCAACATATACAACTGCTTCTACAAACACTTGGTTAGCAGGTAATTTTATAGGAACATCATCTCAAACAAATTTTATGGCAACCGTTGGGAATGTTTTTTTAATTACCGGTGTACAATTACAGTCAGGAAGCATTTTACCAAGATGGGAATCTCGACCTTATTCAGAAGAATTAGCATTATGCCAGCGTTACTATCAAAAATCTTATTCCCCCGGCACTCCTGTCGGTACATCGTTTTCCTCCATCGGCTCAGCGCTTTCTCGATATCCGGCAGCTACTAGCGTAAGACATGATATAAGAACTGCATTACGAGTTACAATGAGAGCTGCGCCCACAATGTCTTGGTATTCAACATCCTCTGGCGCCAGTGCTAACATATATAATAGCACGACCTCGACGGATGCTAAGGTTGACACCATAAATTATAATAATCATAATAGCACTGGATATGTAAATTTAAGCGCGGCAGCTGCAATTAATGATATTCTTACAGGGCATTGGACAGCGGAGGCAGAACTATAATGTATAAAATTAATCCATATGGCGGCGTAATATGGAATCAAATCAAATTTATACCTGAAGATCCTGCAAATACAGATTGGGTCGCGTATCAAGCATGGTTAGCGGAAGGAAATACGCCAATTCCAGCAGATCCTCTCGTACCAGAAAAATAGTTTTTATTTAAAGTAACATGAGTAGATATATCCTTGATTCTTCGATAAAAGGAAAAGCATAAATACTCCTAGATTCGTAACGAAAATAGGAAGAAAAAAATGGCAGGTTTCGTAGAACTTATCATCGAGCAAGGAACGACATACTCGACCTATGTTACGGTAAAAGATGCCAATGGATTGGTTTCGGATTTGACAGGATACACTGCGAGCGCCCAGATCAGAAAATCATATTACTCGTCTAGCTATACTCCTTTTACCGTAACGATACCTTCTCCGGCAACTGGAAATATTTCTATGGCTATGTCTGCATCCACAACAGCAAATATAGCTCCAGGCAGATACGTTTTTGACTTAAAAATGGAAAGCCCAAGCAATACAGTCACAAGAGTGGTTGAAGGTGTAATATCAGTTACTCCTGGAGTTTCTAGGTAAACTAAAATGCCAATAACAGCAATAGTCAATACCAATCAATCAACAACGGTTGAGTTACGAACGAATAAGACAACGGTTTCGATGTTGCCTATTTCGACAACAGCAGATATTGCAAGTCTTTCACAGATACAAGATGTTGACGCGAGTGATCCAGATAATAATGAGGTACTTGTATATGATCAAACTCAGAATAAATATGTAATCAAAACACTTCCTGTAGTTCAAGGGGGCACTTTCTAAATGGCTAATACAGTAATTCAAATAAAATATTCTACTACAACAGCAGCCCCCACTACACTAAACGTAGGTGAATTAGCATATTCATATGCAAGCGCAAATCTTTTTATAGGGAATACAACCAGCACAGGTGTAATTCAACTTCCTATAGGTAATACTGGAGTAACTGCAACTACATATGGTGGAGCTTCAATAGTTCCGGTGTTTACCGTAGATGCTAAAGGTCGAATAACTTCAGCGACTAATGTCTCTATTTCTTCGGCAGCAACAATAACTGCAGGAAGCAATGGCAGTGGTGGAACATTTACCAATACATTAAACGTAAAGAGCGGTAGCGCAGGTCTATCAACAAATTTCGTTGACGCTGAAGACACATTTTATATCACAGCAGACAATTCTTTCATTCGAAATACTGGAACTCAATCAATAACAGGCGATTTAAGTGTTATTGGCAACCTTACCGTTACCGGCACTCAAACTCTAGTTAATACTTCGTCATTATCAATAACAGACTCTCTAATAAAATTAGCAAATAATAATACTGTAAGTGACGTTTTAGATATTGGTTTCTATGGTACATCGAATCCTGGTTCGGGTGTAGTATATCACGGCTTACTTCGTCAAGCAACAACAGGAAACTTTTTCCTATTCAAAAATATAACAGCAGAACCCACAGGAAATGTATTAGCAACAGGTTCTGCTACCGCAGCAAATACAGCTAATCTTCGCGTAAATATTGTAGGCGGCACAATCTCTAGTTTAGATTCTGCGATTGCTGTTGGTCAAGGAGGTACTGGTTCAACTACATTTACTAATGGCAATTTAATTACTTTTAATGGAACGAGTTTAGTTTCACTAGCAAATACAACATCAGCTGGTACCTATGGAAACTCCGCTTATCATCCAGTAATTACTGTAGATTCTTTAGGTAGAGTCACTGCGGTTACCAATACAGCAATTGCTATTGATACTAGCGCAATCACTACTGGCACATTGTCTGTCGCAAGAGGTGGCACTGGTAATACAGCATTCACGACCAATGGTGTTATGATTTCCAATACAACTTCTACAACAGGAGCACTCTCTGTATTGACAAGTGCGACAGAAGGGCATGTATTGCAAATTTCTTCTGTCGGTCAACCGTCATTTGCTATGTTGCAAGGTGGTACGTTCTAAATATTATCTTTAAGAGAGGATTATAATTATGCAATTTGAAAATGGAACTGATGTTCACTTTATGAATGAATATGTTCAAGTGGTTTCTCAGAATCTTGATGTAATCATGAAGAATAGCTTTTTGCTTCAAGCGAAATACAATGTTTTAGAAAAAGCATTGAACCAAAGAATTGGAAATGATGGTCAAGTATCCGAACAAATCTCTGAATTACAGAGACAAATTTCATCTCTTGCTGAAGAGAAAAATCATTTGATTAATAGAGAACAAGATGTTTCTGGAGAGAGACATAGAATTCAAAATTTATTTAATCAAGAAATGCGAGATCATGCTCAATTAAAATTGAATTATTCAGCTTTAGAGATTGAAAAAGCTGAGTTGTTGAAAAATTTAAAAGATGCGCTTGATAACAATCAAATTCTAAACGAAAAGATTTTAGAGTTACAAAAACCAGTTGAAGTAAAGGCTGTCAAATTTGAAAAAACTTCAGAAGAAGTTAATCCTGTAAAGAAAGAACAAAAGACCTTAAAGAAAGATCTTCTGAATAAGTCTTCAAAAATAGAAGTGAAATCTGGCGGAACATTTTAAGAAAAAATGGCAAATACAACGATTCAAATAAAAAGTTCTGGATCTGCTGGAGTCGTTCCAAGCGGATTAGCTAATGGTGAGCTTGCGCTCAATTTTGCTGATGGAAAATTATATTTCAAAAATTCTAGTAGTGGCACAAGTTATTTTTCTACGACTGGTGGCCCAGCAGGACCAGGAGGAAATAATAAAGAAGTACAATTTAATGATGCTGGAACTTTGACAGGAAATTCATCTTTTACTTTTGATAAAGCTAACACGACATTAACTGTCGGTTTACCCAGCAGCAATGCGAATTCGATTATTCAACCATCATTGATTGCTTCTGGTAGATTCATAAAATCGCCATATCAAATAGCAGCTCCTACATCTATTGTTAATAAAGGTTCTGGAATATTAAGCGATAATGGAACAATATCTTCTCAAGGTATTGCTCCTATCGGTTTAGCGATAGATCCTACAGGCAAGTATGTTTATGTATCTAATTATAGCAGCGCAAATATAAGTCAATATAGCATCGATCAAACCACAGGAAATTTGACTAGCATTGGAACAATAACTGCCAATACCGGACCTTGGAAAGTACAAGTAGATCCTACTGGTAGATTTGTATACGCAGCTAGTTCTGGTCAGAGTGTCGTATCCCAATATATTATTAATCAATCTAATGGCACTTTATCTTATATTTCTTCTATTGGAGTAGGAGCAACTATTTGTAAAGGTCTAGCAGTAGATCCTACAGGTAGATTTCTTTTTGCTGCTGGGCAGAATCCTGAGTCTGTCGTTAGCGCATATAATATTAATCAAAGTAATGGTTATTTAAGTCTTATTGCTACATCTCCAACTGGTTCGTCATCTTTTGATCTAGCAGTATATCCTACCGGTAGATTTCTTTATGTAACTGATGCGTCGTCCGCATTTTTGTATGCATTTTCAATCAATCAAAGTACAGGAGCATTAATAGATAATATTGGCGGTGCTGCTTCAGGTGATGCGACTGAAGGTATAGCAGTAGATCCTACTGGTAGATTTGTATATGTGAATAACTATACATCAAATCTTATCAGAAATTATAACATAAATCAGACAACTGGAGCATTAACTCTTATTGGTTCAATATCTACAGGAACTACACCGGAATATATTTCAATAGATCCTACGGGTAAATATCTTTATATCAGCAATTATGGTAGCTCAAATGTAGGGCATTATAGCATCAATCAAACCACAGGAAATTTGACTAGCATTGGAACGATAAGTTCAGGTTCTTCACCAAGAGGATTGGCGGTTGATCCTACAGGCAAATTTCTTTATGTGAGTAATTATGGTTCGAATACAGTAAGTCAATATGTAATAAATAATTTTTCTGCCGGAAGCGCAAATATCGCAGGAACAATTACAGCAAAAACATATTCATTTCAAGATGGAACACAACAAACCACAGCATCAACACTAGGTCGAATTCATGCGCTTTCGGCTGGTTATGTGATTTTTTAATTAGGAGAAAATAGAATGCCAGGTAATATTAGCCCAATTTATTCAAGAATAGGTGACATTGAAGGTGGCGTTATTCTCATCAACGCAGCTGGTGATTTTAACGGACAAAACGCAAACAATAAACTTGTATTTCAAGCAAATACTGAAAATGGTGGATTTGTTCAGCGCCTAAGATTCAAAGCTATTGGAACAAACGTAGCCACTGTCGCAAGAATATACATCAATGAAGGCTCTACTAATATAGCCAACACAATTTCAGCTCCAGGCACGCCTACTGGAACAGCGGGCACATTAAACGGTTCACTTCTAAACGGAACTTTTTTTGCTAAAGTTCAGTCAGTAGATCAATGGGGAGCATATTCTCCCCTGTCAGCAGAATCTTCTGGCGTGTCCGTAACAGGTCCTACGGGAAACGTAACTTGGTCATGGGCTGGTGTTGCGGGTGCTCAATACTATAGACTTTTTGTTGGTGGAGCTACTAATTCTCAAGTTATTTACTTTAACACAACTGGTAACGTAACCACTTTTGTTCAGAATACTGCAATAGTTAACGCAGCAACAAACATTCCAGCAAGAGGAAACCCAGAAGACTTTATATCACAGAATTTCTTATATGGCGAACTCTCTTTGCCTGCGACGACTTTTTCTGCAACTTCTGCGACTTCATCTGATATAGATTATCCAATCAACATAGCTTTACCTCCTTCATATCACATTGTTGTTGGTTTAGGAACTTCTGTCGCTAATGGTTGGCAAATTACTACTATTGGAGGGCAATATTAGTCATGTTGGATGTTTTTCATATACCTACTAATCCAAAAGTAGATGTTAAAGTTTTTCCTGCAAATTCAACTACCGCTGGTGGAGCTTGGCAAACTTGGAACAAACCAAGAGGCGTAAATTTTGTTCGTATCTTTGCACTTGGAGGTGGAGGTGGAGGCGGTTCTGGTTCAGCAAATACCAACTCATTTTCAGCTGGAGGTGGCGGCGGAGGATCTTCTGCACAATGTAATTTAATTTATCCAGCAAATTCACTTCCAGAAGTTCTTTTTGTTTCTGTTGGATATGGAGGTGCTGGTGGAGCTGGTGTTTCTGTCACAGTAGGAAATCCAGGTATAGCAGGAACAAACACAAATATTTCTCTAAGTGCCTTAAATCCAACAACATCGCCAAATTTAGTCGCTCAAGCAACTGGAGGAGGTCTAGGAGGCGCCGGGTCGGGTGCAAGCCCTGGCGCAGCTGGTGGCGCTGGGTCTGTCAGTGCAGCTTCCGTGGCTGCTATTGTTGCTGGAATGTCTTTTCCCGGAACGGCAATCGCTGTCGGTAATATAAGTTTAATCGGTCAGGCTGGAATCATAGGTGGTATTGCCGTTGGCGGAGGTTCCGTAGCTTTACCAACATCAGGATTGAGAGTTACTGGAGGAGCAGCAGGTGGTGGACTTCCGGCCGCGGGCGGCAATCCTACAGTTGGAGGAAATATAACTGGACTAGGATTAATTCCAACTTCTAATGGCGGTCAAATCACTGGCCTTACAGCAACTTCAGCAGGAACCGATGGTGCTCCAGGATATGTATGGCAATTCCAGGGCTCAAACGATAACCAATCAAGCACGCTAGGTCTTCAAGGACTATCATTCTTCTTAGGAGGAGCTGGGGGTTCGAGTGGAGGAGGAACTTCTGGTGCTGGCGGCAGAGGTGGTAACGGAGCTTTTGGTTGTGGAGGCGGAGGCGGAGGCGGTGCAATACAAGCGTCTGGTTCTGGTGCTGGCGGCAGAGGTGGCGACGGAATTGTAATAATCACAGCTTGGTAAAGCATAAATAGGTTAAACCAACCTAGGAAATTTATATGGCATCACCATCTACTCGCACAGAATTCAAATCGTACTGCCTTCGCAGATTAGGTTTTCCTGTCATTGATATCAACGTAGATGATGACCAAGTGGAAGATAGAATCGACGACGCTCTTCAGTTTTTTCAAGACTATCATTTTGATGGCGTTGAAAAAGTAATCATGAAGCATAAAATTCAGCAAATCGATATTGATCGAAGATATATTCCAATTCCAGAACCAATCATTGGTATCATTTCTATCTTTCCTTTTGATAACTCGAATGCATCAGTCAACATGTTTGATTTGCGTTATCAATTGAGATTGCATGATCTTTACGATTTTACTTCCGTATCTTATGTTCCATATACAATCACAATGCAGCATCTTGCAACATTGAATCTTTTATTCAGTGGAAAACCAGCATTTAGATTCAATCGCCATTTAGATAAACTCTATGTCGATGTTGATTGGACGAGAGACATGATTCTTGGTCAATATATCGTAATTGAATGCTATAGAAAATTGGATCCAGATACTTATACAGGAACAGGAACAGCAAATGTTTCTTCTTCAACCACACAAGTCATTGGTAATAGTTCTGCATTTATGAGTGATTTTATTCCAGGTGATGAAATCACTATCAATTCTCAAACAAAGAGAATCCTTACGATTGATAGTGACGCATCAATGAATGTTGATTCAGCATTTTCTTCAGTCGCGACATATCAAACGATGACTAAAACAGGAGTCTCTGATGTGTGGAATGATAGATTTTTGAAGCAATATGCCACAGCAATGATCAAGAAGCAATGGGGTGAAAACCTTAAGAAATTTGGAAACGTACCAATGCCAGGTGGTGTTGTTCTGAATGGGCAAACGATTTGGGATGAAGCGACTGCTGAAATTCAAAAGATAGAAGATGAAATGCAGTCTTACAACATTCTTCCAAGCAACATGTTGATTGGGTAATCACTTTGGCAACTAATAACTATTTCAATCATTTTCCAGACTACATTACTGGAGAACAACTTCTCATAGAAGATCTTGTGATCGAATCCATTAAGCAATATGGAATGAACGTCTACTATATTCCTAGAGAATCTAGAGATCAGATCGACTTTCTTTATGGCGAAGAAACCATAAAGAAATTTACTCATGCATACTTTATTGAAATGTATCTAGAGAATGTTTTAGGTATGGAGGGGCAAGGTGGCGACATGATGTCCAAATTTGGTCTTGATATTCAAGACGAAGTAACCCTCTTAGTTGCCAGAAAAAGATTCAAAAATACAATTCCTTCTAGTCTAGCAATTAGACCTCGTGAAGGCGATTTAATTTATATACCATTAGTTCAAAACTTTTTTGAAATAACATTCGTTGAACACGAAAATGATCAAGCGATGATGTATACATTAGGTAGAGGGCGCGGTGCAAATGTCTATCTTTTTGCGTTAAAAATGAAACAATTTGTCTTCTCTGAAGAGAAGGTTGATACTGGAATTGAAGAAATTGACGAACAATTATTTGATTCATATAGAAGAACTACGCTCACATTAACCAGCGGAACAGGAGATTTTCTACCATTAGAAGTTGTTTATCAAGGAGTGCCCGCAAGCTGTTCATCTCCCGCAATGATGAATTCGACCGCTGTCGTTTATACATGGGATTCAGCAACAGGCACTCTCACAATCAATCAAACTGTTAACCAATTTATTTCTGGGGGCGGTCAAATTATAGGAAATACGTCAGGAGCAAATTGGACTCTAGACACAACAAATACACTTAATGATTATGATACTGCATTTGAAGACATTGTGGACAATAACAGAATTCAAGATGAAGCGTTTGCTATTATCAACTTCTCAGAATTAAATCCTTTTGGTAATCCATAATGTTTACGCCATTCTATAATAGAACAATTAGAAAAATGGTTGTAGCCTTTGGTACGTTATTTAATAACATTACCATGATAAGATATAACAACAATCAACAACAAGAATATGAAAGAATCAAAGTTCCTATTGTTTATGGACCAAAAGAAAAATTCATAGAACGAATTACATCAGATCCAGATTTAACTCGTTCAATTGCAAATCATTTACCAAGAATGAGCTTTGAGCTTGTTGGAATATCATATGACGCATCAAGAAAACAAGTAACAACACTTAAGAGTTTTGGCAGTAATTCTTCTGCTGCAAATTCATTAAAAACTCAAAGTGTTGGTGTTCCTTATGATTTCACATTTACTCTCAGTCTTTATGTGAGAAACATTGAAGATGGCACTCAAATAGTTGAGCAGATTCTTCCATATTTTACTCCAGATTACATACTATCGATCAATTTAGTTGATGGAATTCCAGAGACTACAAAAAACATTCCTTTCATTTTAGATTCAGTCGATAGCAATATTGACTACGAAGGCGATTTCACGACAACACGAATGATCATTTGGACATTGAATTTTACAGCTAAAGGATATTTCTTTGGACCATTGAGTGACGCAAAAATTATCATGCGTAGAAATGACGGTTCAGGTATTGGTGGAGCAAACGTGAGATTCTATATTCAAAATAGCGATACGTCATTACAAAAAGTTTATGTCAATTCATTAACTGGATCTGGCACTTTCAAAGATGGTGAATCAATTCGAGTTACAGGAAAACAGACAATAGGAACTGTTTATAGTTGGATAGCAAACACAAATATAATCGCAAATACAAGCACACTCATAGCAAAGGATTTAACTGATCCTTTAAATATAGGCGATGAAGTAAATGGCGACGAAACTAATGCAAGATATATCGTTTCCACATTAGGAGATACATATTATACATTAGCAAGAACCGAAACATATCAAAATCCTCTCTCAGCTAATGGTGTTGGTGATTTTGGATTCACAACAAATATTTTTGAATTTCCTAACGCATGATGATTCATTATTATGAAAAATGTAAACGAAAAACTTTCTGAAGTTCTAGAAATAGAACCTATTTCTATCGAGACAGATTCAGTTCAAGAATTAATTCCAGTAGAAGCTGAAAATGATATTCTAGAAAATGACTTTAGTTTTGCTAGAGAAAATTTAAAAAAGCTAATTACTAAAGGCGCTGCTGCAATTGACGACATTCTTTTTGTAGCTAAAGAATCCGAACATCCTAGAGCGTATGAAGTAGCATCTGCTTTTCTAAAGAATCTATCAGAGATGAACAAAGATCTTCTTGAATTGCAAAAAGCAAAAAAAGATGTACTCAAACAAAATTCTCGCCAAGTAAATGACCCATCTATTACTGTACAAAAAGCAGTGTTTATTGGATCGACTAATGAGCTAAATAAGCTATTAAAAGCACAAAAAGAAGAGGAATAAAAATGGAAGAATTAATCCAACAAATGAAAGTCGTTCTTGCAAATATGTTCGCTTTTTATCTTGAAGCACACTACTTTCATTGGAATGTAACTGGACCAGATTTTCCACAATTGCACGAATTTTTTGGAAATCTTTATGAATCTGTTCACGATTCTGTTGATGATATCGCAGAACATATTAGAGCATTGAATGAATACTCTCCCGGCACTTTAAGCAGATTTAAAGAACTAACAGAAATTGAAGAAGAAACTACTATTCTAAAAGATAGACAAATGGTAGCAAAACTTTTAATTGACAATAAGAAAGTAATCGATTGTTTGAATTCTGCTTTTAAACTTGCAATCAAAGCTGATCAACAAGGGCTTGCAAATTATCTTTCAGAACGAGTTGATGCACATATGAAACATCAGTGGATGCTTAGAAGCATTATCAGTTAATGACTCAGTTTGATGGTTATTTAGGCAATCCAAACCTAAAACGTGTTGGCGTAACTCTTAATTTTACTGAAGAACAAGTAAAAGAATATATACTCTGCTCTCAGGATCCAAACTATTTTATTGAGAATTATGTAAAAATCGTCAACGTAGATAGAGGTCTTATTCCTTTTGATATGTATGCATTTCAAAGGAAAATGATCAAGACATTTCATGAGAATAGATTTACTATTGCTAAGATGCCTCGTCAGGTTGGTAAAACCTCAACGACAGTGGCATTTATGTTATGGTCAGTTTTATTTCATGACAACTATAGCATTGCCATTCTTGCAAACAAAGGTTCTCTTGCAAGAGAAATTCTTTCTAGAATTCAATTAGCATATGAGTATCTTCCTTTGTGGTTGCA